CAAAGATGGGATTATCTTCTGCTGTAACACCTTCTACCTCAACTGTCTGGCTATACGGAGCTGTATCTCCCGTCCAGCCGCTTGCTGTAAGAGTGACATTAGCAGGTTCACCATTTATACGGTTGATAGCTTTGTTTGTGGAATTGATATCGTTTGCTCCAAAGGGATCCCCTTCCTGCGTATAGACTGTTTCATCTGTAATACCGGAAGTCCCATCGGCATTCGATGTGATCTTATATTTCCGTGCGCCATCATACATGGCATCTTTATAATCCGTTTTTAACATATCTCTCCTCCGTTTAGGGTAAATGCAAGCTTACGCCTCCCTGTGATCCGGCTCTGGATATTACTGTACATCAGTCTGCAGGCCTCTTCGATACGGTTCAGTTCCTTCCAGTCAATAAAAAGCTGGTTCTCGTAAAACGTCTTCCGTTCACCTACCTTAAAAGGGAACACACCTACACAGATATGTTCCACATTGGCTTCAAACCGGTTGATCTCATCTGCATAAAAGCCATAATCCGTATAGGCTTTATCCCCGCCCATATCTTCAAACGTAAAATCCGGCCACAGGATAAGCGCCTGACGCCGGATCTCATTCAGATTTCCTTTTATGCGGTTATAATCCTTGATATTAAAATAATCACTGGCCTGCCAGTCTGTTTTTGGCTGTTGCCACATTGCTCATATCCCTCCTTGCCTTTAGGGTGCCGGACAATGCCCCATTAAACTTCAATGTATGTTCATATATCCGCAGCAGCAGATCTGGAACGTATTTATTTTCCAGGAATGCAATATCATTTGCATCAATACGCGGCTCTCCACGATATTCCAAATCATATTCCCGGTCGGAACGCAGATAATCTCCTATCCATTCAGCAAGATCTGACGCATGCTTTAACGTAGATACAAGCGGATTTTCCCACGTTTCAACAGTCCCTGTGGGATTTAACTGTCTGGTCACAAGCGCCTGTGTTACATTGTATTCATATCCATTTATGGTCACTTCCGTATCTGCTCCACCGGCAACCTCTACCGTAACGTAATATGCACTGCTATCAATGATCTGGACATTTGTGCCACCAGCTGCATCTACTTCATAATCATAAGCCGCTGCATTAAGATAAAATGTATGCCTGGTTTCATCTGCCAGTACAGTTTCCTTGACCAGTTGCCTTTTCTCAGTTCCTGATGCATAGATCGTCCTGGTCATCTGCAGTTCACGGACTTTTGCCAGCTGGGTGCCTTTGGGAGTTTTTTTCAGTTCTTTGCCATAAGACAGTTCATAATCAGTACCGTCCCCAAATGTGATCTGTTTCAGGTTTACCCTGTTAAACGGTACTCCCTTTGAAAATTCAATCTGCAGCTTATCAAATTCCGGGAATTCATGATTGACCACAGTAACTTCAGAAAGAGAAGATATTTTATACTCTTCCACCAGTTCCTCTCCCAAATAGGAACGGAATACCATACCAGACGGATGATTACCTCCAAATTCCAATGTAAGGCCAAAGCACTTGTACCGCGCTTCCAGAACGATAGTCACCAATGGATCTTCTGTAAATGTCCCATCTTCATCAGCTACTGCTTCCGATACATATCCCACATCCAGATAGTTTTTATCCTGATATGGCAAAAAGAACTGTACAGCTGATGCTTCTGTGTGATCCTTTTCCGGTGTGGCATAAGTGCTTTTTTCTGTTGCATCCAGTACTAAAGCCGTATTAGAAAAGTAAGTTTCATTTGCTGAACTTGCCTGCATGTCCGGTATAAAACTGGACTTCATAAATATATTTCCATTCCGGTCCTGGTAAAGAATACAGCGTCCGGCATTTGCGATCAGCTGCAGTGCTTCTTTATGGGATACTACTGGCATTGGATTATAAACCATAACATCTTTTAGATAATTATCAAGCCAATAGGTACGGCTGTCTATTCCGGCATCGCCAAAGACATCAACTGCAAGATCATACAGGCTTATTCCATCAGGATAATATTTTCCGCGGCGGTAAGTTCCATCCATGCCATCAAAACGATCCGTAGCAGTAAAACTCATTTCTTCATCATCTGCAGACCATTCCCGCAGATATACCGTGGTACCGGGCATCCACTCCACATTTCCATCATCCAACTCCTGACCGTAAATTACATTGATCTCCTGGCCATTTTCCAGGAAATTTACCGTACTCTCTTCATTTTCAATGTCATATGCACGGTTTTTATTATCAATGGTTATGTTCAGATCAATGGATGGCAGATCTTCCATAACAGGACTGATCCGCTCTTTCTTTGTGGCTGACAATATCTTCTGGTTATCAAAGTAGATACCGATCCCCATCGTGATACGGTGGATCCGCAGCCGGCTTTGCCCATTGACCATATCCTTTGGCACAAACCGGAGAAATGTTGCACTAGGAAAGATTTCTTCCGTCACAAAATGCCCTGTATCATTCCCTGTGATCTCAACCGTATGTTCATCTGATACAATGGAAAAATCCACAGGATACGCTTTGCCAAATTCTACTGTGAGACCTTTTATATCGTGCTGTACCGGAAAACGGATCTCAACCTCACCTAAAAGATCATCTGTAACGATCCCCTGGTTAAGGACTGCATCCTGACGTTCCCTTGGCAAAAAATACATACTCCCATCTACGGTACTGTAATCCTGGTCACAGGTTTCATACAGTTCCGAAACCTCATAGTTGTTGAGTGGCCAGGTCAGATTGCTATAATAAGCATATTTCTCCTGGTCAGGTATATAAGCAGATGCCTGGGCCTCCTGATTGATCAGACCAATACTGACGCGCATATAGGAATGATCACGATACTGCTTTTTCATTTCCTGTTTATATGCATTGCTTACAGCTTGCATTATTCTATCACCCCGCAGTCTATGATGTTGACCTTACAGTCCCGGTACTTTGTAGGAAGCCCTGATCCATTAAATTCCACCGGCGTGGCTGTACGGTTTCCCGGATACATGCGGATCGTCTGGAAACGATTGTTTACCATATCCGGGATCCGGGCGGTCACTACAAATTTGTCAAATTCCTGCAACATAGCTGACCAGGTAGCTGCATCCAGGAATTTCCACTGCAATGCATCGAATTTATACTGATCCCTGCCAACCTTCTGTCCAACAAATTCGCCATTTGCGTTTTTTCCGGAGCTGACATTGGTTGCGACCACAAGATTACCACCTACATCAGGAGCCGGGAACTCCCGGCCATTGATTGTTATTACTGCCATTTGTTACCGCCTCCTTACGTTGTCCTTAACGTGTAACCGCTTCTCTTCTCCAGTTCCGTCAGTTTCTTCTTTACATCCCGGATATCAATGCTCACTGTCAGGTCCATGGCCTCGATCAGATCCACAATGCGCTCTAAGAGTTCCTGGATGCGCGCGATACGTGAATCATCCATACCGGTACCATTCTGTGATAATGCCACAGCACGGCTTACCAGGTTCATAAGCCTATCATCATCATTTTCATAAACAGCTGCACGGCCTGTTACTGCCAGCGGTGGTGCTGCGTTACCTGCTACGCTTGACATCATGGATACAAGCGGAGCCATACAGGAACGTATGCCGTTCTGGACTGCCTGGGTAATGCCCTGGGTGATCTGCTGGTTATTGGCAACAGCAGCACGGCCGCCCCAGCTTCCAACCATTTCAGGGATACCGTCCTCACGGGCTACGAACATCTGACCAGATTTAGGGAAACCACCGGAAGCATGACCAGATACCGGCGAATTGGTGCCATAATCCCAGTCATCACTGTCATCTGCCTCATCATCTTCTGCATCTTCTTTAGCACTCTTGAAAATACTCTTCGCACCTTCCACAATGCCATCCCAGACACCACCAACAAAATCAGCACAGCCCTGCAGCCATCCGGCAATGGAACCCCAGACGGATTTTAAACCGTCCCAGAGTTTGTTCATGATGCTCTTTCCGACCTCGATCATTGCATCCGGTTTAAACACTTCTTTGATCTTTTTCCAGATATCTTCAAACCAATCCTTGATAGCGTTCCATTTTTCTTCAATGGTCCTTTTTACACTGTCCCAGATTTCGGAAAGCTTGTCTCTGATTGCTTCAAAAATGGATGTCGCAAGAGCTTTGATTGCATTCCATAGGTTAGATGCAAATGCCTTGATCTGGTTCCACTTAGTTTCCCAGGCTGTTTTTATCAGTTCAAGCGTACTGGATATGAACACCTTAACCGCATCGATGGCATTATTTATTGTCTTTTTAATTGCTTCCCAGGCTTCGGCTGCAAACTTTTTGACTTCATCCCAATGCTGATACAGAAGAACTCCAGCCGTAATCAGCGCTGTTATAGCAATGATAACAAAACCGATCGGACTGGTAAGGAATGCAATAGCAGCTCCTAACGCAGTTGTAACCGTCGTTGCGATCGCACATACAGCATTCCAAGCCACTGTAGCTGCAGTCATGGCAATCTGAGCTGCGGTATCTGCTATCTTTGCTGCTGTATTGATAACAAACTGGGCCGCCTGCTGCACCAGTGCCGCTGTCCCTTGCGCCAGGTTTACTACAAAATCTTTGGCATACATAGCAACAATAGCGGCTGTCTCCAGCTTATCTGCTATAAGCGCTGCTGTATGTGTTGCAATAGCAGCCGCATTTGCTACAAAACCAGCTACCATTCCAGAAAGCATTGATACGACGCCACCAGCATTAATGATGAATTCACCAAGTTTTACAACTTCCCATGCCCCAAAGAAAGCAGCAACAACTCCAATAGCTCCGTCAAAGCGTGTCTGAGTTTCTGTTATCCAGTCCACAACTGAGGATATCGCTTCTGTAAATGCATCAAATACTGGCTTTGCAACAGTATCATAAGCTGTATTCAGGCCATCCCATATCTTATCAATTAATTCTTTCAGCTTATCAAATATAGGCTGCAGTTCGTCTAATAGCCCCTGTATCCGTTCTTTGATCTGACCAGCATTATCGGTTATAGGCTTTGTTATAACCTGGATCAGATCCCGGACAAATTTACTGCCTAATTTTGTAATTCCCATAAAGGAACTACTGAAAATACCTATTATATCAGCTGTGATCTGTTTCGCTGAGTCACTGCGAAATACAGTAAAGATCCCTGCAATGGAACTTGTGAAATTTCCAACTAATGTCGCAATCTCACCGCCAATATTAAACATCTGGACCAGATAGTCTTTAATGCGGCCTTTATTCTGTTCCAGGTACCTGCTAATACCGCCCAGAAGGTTATCTGCGATCGTTGCACCGATACTTGCTACAGAACCTGTAACTTGTCCTAAGGACTGGGCCAGTGTATTGGCAAAACCTAAAGCCGCTGTCTGCACATCAGAATCAGTAAAAATATTCCCAAGGCTGTCTTTTATGGACTGGATGCTGCTTTGGATCGAATCAAATACAGATGTGTCGCCAAAAGCATCCCAAAAACCACTTGTAAAAGAATCTTTTAACTGGTTCAGCAGGTCAGCTATCTTCCGCAGCTTACCACTGACTATATCTTCCTGTTCCGGAAGTGTTCCCATATCAAAGTCATCTGCATTGTAGCCGCCTGCTCCACTACCGCCAGATCCGCTTCCGCTATCTGAACCACTATCCGGGTTTAAGATATTAAGCTCATCAATACCAGTGGTAGCCGTTTTGATATCCTTAGCAGCTTTCTTTGCAGCATTCCCAGCACCGGAAGCAGCCGTTCCAGCTTTATCTGCTGCGACAGCTACAGCTTCCATACCAGCTGCAGTTGCGGATGCTCCTGAATCTTTACCACCAGACATCAAGGCAAAAAAAGCTTTAAATGCATTCGCCAGGCTGAGTATTTTACCAATGACTGCGTTGATCACCTGGATGACCGGGGATAATGCAGCTATAAGCCCCTGTCCTATGGTTGCCTTTAAGCTGTCAAACTGCAGCTGTAAGATACGGACCTGGTTCGCCCAGCCAGTGGATGTCCTGGAGAAGTCACCTGCTGCCGTTGTCAGCTGATCCTGTACAAACTTATACCGCAGGGCAACCTTTTCCATTTCCGACATCTTTGCTGTAGTCTTTCCGAAGCCATTTGCCATAGCATAGCTGTCAAGAGCCGTCTGGGTCATAACAATGCCCAGGTCTTTCAGGCTTTCTGTTTCACCAGTGAATACAGACTTTAACTTCGTGTATGCCTCATCCTGACTGATGTTGTAGAAAGATGCCACATCTCCGGCAAGACCAGTAAGAGTTGTGGACATGTCATATGCAGCTTTCTCACTGAAGCCAAATGCCTTTGCCATAGCTCCAAAAGTACCGGTAAACCGCTTTGCCATGGTCTCAGACAATCCAAACTGAGTGGCTGCATTCTGGGCAAACTTATCTACCTGTTTGCTCATCTGGGAAAATGTAACATCAACTACGTTCTGGACTTCTGCCAGATCAGAGCCTAATTCTATACAGGACTTTCCAAAGTCAAATACTTTTTTGACTGCAAAAGCAGCTGCAAGTGCTTTGCCAGCTTTTTTTGCCAGATTCTGTATCCCCAGCATCTGACTGTCAAACTCATTTTTATTTACTACCAGATCAAGCCCGATCTGGCCTACGCTGTCTGCTGCCATATATATCACCTGCCCTTTTCGTTAAGACAGGCACATCGGCACAGCGTCTTAGATCTTTAACTCAAATATTTTCCTGCATTCCTTATTTTTGCATTTAAAAAAGATGCCCTTGCATTTGGCATCTTCTGACTTCATGGCATTGACCGGATGCCCGCAATACGGGCACCGGACTTTTTCATGCTTTACTTTTTCAATTTCAACCACCTCCGCATAATGCAGCGAACATCCTTTCCAGACCTTCCATTTCCCTGTCATAAGCCTCCGGAGTCATCTGCTCCATCTGATGTTTACGCCAGCTGTCATGGATCCTTCGCTGATCAGTGGTAAAATGTTTGATCACATTATCATCTGTTTCAGAACGTATCGCTACCACCCGGCCCAGGGGAGTTTCCGGTCCAAGTCCGGCCAGCAGGGAACGGAACTCATCCCAGCTGACCGTTTCAAACTCTTTCGTCCTTATACGCAACCCGTACTGCGTCATGAAACTGGAAATGATCAGGTCCCAGTCTTCAAACAGGTCGTAGTACGGGTCAGCGCTCTCCCTGGCCTGTGATATCTCCTGTGATCAACTTTATGGCCTCCTGAATGACAGTCATCCAATCTGGAACCAGCAGTTTCAACGAATCAATTACCTTTCTGGATTTTTCTGGAAATACCAGTTCGTATAATTCATTCATATTTTCTTCTGAAGTTCCACCATTTCTTGTAACATTAATTACTTTCATCATGGTAGGAGCATCTGCATTTACCTCCAGTTTTTCTCCATTGATCATCAGGCATGGATTCCCATCAAATGTAAGCTTATCTGTAATATCTACTACTTTAGCCATTGCTCATTGTCTCCTTTTACGCTGCCACTACCGGTGTATAGGTTGGTTTTCCATAACAGGTAACCTCAAACTCCAGGGCATCGATATTCGTTGTATCACCGCCTCCTGGGGTAGTCACATTTACTACTACATCACAAGCCAGCTTAGCCCCGGATGTCATGGTCCACTCAAACTTGGTCATTACATCCTGGCCAAATTTCCATGCAAGGCCTGCGATATAATCATTTCCGGCATCACCTACGGAACGCTTTCCCTTAAAAGCAAAGCTGAGTTTTTTGCCAGTCATAGCAGATTTGGCCCAGCCTTCTGCGTCCATGGCATACCATTCTTCTGTGGTACCGTCAATGGTTGGCGCAAAGTTCTCCAGATCCGCAGGCATTACCATATCGCCGTCCACGCTGTCCATACCCTTTGTACCAAATTTAAACACGTTATTGTGTACAGGATATACTTTTCCTCCTACTTCACTCATTACACATTCCTCACTTTCTCTGATAGATAAGATCCAGCCAGATCACATATTCATACACCCCATTATCATCCGTTCCTACGTCCTGAGGTTCAGGAACCATTAAACGCAGATAATTAATGTGGGTATCTCCTATGTCCAGACTGGATATGCTTCTAAGTTTCTCAAATAGTTGATAAGCAGCTTCTTCACTTTCCGGTTTGTCCCTGTTCCAATGGACCAGAAGAGAGAGCGGCTTTGTATCATAGGTAGTGTATTCCAGGCCACCTAAAGCAATATTGGGTGGTCCGGATCCACTTCGGTTGTAAATACCTATGGATTTCTGCTGTTTATTATCCAGCTTACCGATATAAACATGGCTCTCTTCTGCAATTCCAAGAGAAATGATCCAGTCCTGTATGTCCGTTAACCGCAGCATCATACACCACCCGCCTTTTTATAAAACTTCTTAAAGGCTTCCCTGCAAAAACCGGAGCTGACACCTCCCGGAAGCCATGGCTCAAGCCATTTACCGCCTGCAAAAGGATTTTCATACTTCTGGAACTGATATTCCGGATGGTAATACAGCCGCCTTGCATATGGCGTGCTGGATACCAAGCTTACTTTTCCGCTAGAAGCTTCACTGGTGTCCACGAAGGTGCTTTCATTCTGCAGGTTCCCAGTATCAAACGGCATGACCTGTGCCTGTACCACTTCCGTATGCAGCGCTTCCGCCGTCTGCTCCAAAGCAACTACTGCTGCACGGGTCAGTTGGCTGATACGGGGCATGTTCAGCTTTATAGTTGACTTTACCTGCATCAGATCACCTCCAGACTGCAATAATTTACCGTACCGTCCGGATTCCTGTTCTTGCATCCCTGCTCGATCCGGCGTTCTTCACCAAATACCGTTACTGTTCCGCCACTTAAAGACGGCATATCTGGTGCAATGTCTCCCGTAAAAAGCGCTGTACCAGTGATCTGCACCAGCTTCTTTTCCGCTGTCAGAATGGTCTTGGCTTTATCCTGGAAGTTGCACATCAGATCTGCATCCAGGCTGTACTTCGGCCTTCCCTTATTATCCAGTTCTTCCGATTCCAGGTGGACATGCACAGGCATCTTACAGAGCCTTTTAGGTACTAAACATGGATATTTCATAGTCTCACCTCGCTAAACGGCAGCAAAGGCCCGTCTGGCACAGCATAGCGTATACATCCCGTTTCATGGCAACGCCTTTATCTGTAAACACGTTCCAGGAATTACCAAACTGCATGGACACACCGTTGATGCTGTAGCTCTGCAAAACCGTGTTGATCTCATCTGCATTTTCTGTCTCAAAATCAGCCTGCTGGCAGACCACTTCCCGGATCAGGTCCTGCTGGAATGGTGTCAGGTTAGAAAATCCCTGACCTACGATACGGTTGTAAGTCAAGGAATCAATGTGGCGGCTGGCCTGCCGGAGAGCCTTTTTAAGCTCATCCGCTGGCACAGCACTGCCTTCATATTCAGTCTGGTAATATTCCGGTGTTACATACGGCTCATAAGCCATATCACTGCCCCGCTTTCTTTTTAACAGTTTTTACTGGTGCTTCCTCTATCGGTTCCTCATCTACAGATTCTTCATCCACTGGTTTTTTAATGCCTGGCTCTTCTGTACTGTCCTCTTCAACTTTATAACCATGCTTTTTAAACCACTCAATCAGATACGGATCATCCGTTTCCCCCATGCCATTGCAAAATGGCACAGAGGCGGATACGCCGGTATACTCTTTATTGGGGCTGCAAATCTTCATACTTACACCTCCTATTTTACCTTGATTCCACGGAATACACCTGCAGCCTTAGATGCCTTTAATGCGATCGCTGCATTCATTTCAACCTCGCCCTTCTTTACCGCACCTGCAGTAGTAAAATCTGGAAGCCAGGTCTGCACGGGAGCTACACCGGCGAAAGAAACCGCATGCAATCCGTCCATACCAAGACGCGCCACATAGAGGGAAGTTTCTCCACTGGAACTGTCAATGTCAATAACTTCATCATTGGTTCCTGGCTTGGTCTTCATATCAATGAATGGAATACCACCATAACTCTCAACCTGATTGCCCCAATTATCCTTTGTTACAGAATACATGCTGGCACGTCTTGCACATGCTCTCAGCTTTGCGATCAGCTTGTTATTTCCCGCAATGAAAGAAGGCGTACCGTCTAATCCACCAAGGAACTCATCCAGCATATCTAAAAAATACTGGAAATTATTTGTAACCAGTTCGGAAGTGGACAGATCAATGGTGTTGCCCTTGTTGTATTCTGTGCTGCTGCCGGTCAGCGCCTTGTCCAGGCCGTCAAATGCCTTTGTATTTACACCACTGTCACCATTGATAAAGGTATCGTTAAACAGAGCCTGTGCTGCTTTGATTTTCTGTGACTGCTGCAATTCTACTTCGCTTACAATACCACCCATGCTTGCGATTACACGGTCGATCTCATAAGCGCCACCAAATAATTTGATCTCAACCGTATGTCTTTCTTTGGTCACCTCAGATGGTGTATATTCCTTATTGATCTCTCTGAACTCAGCTGTTGGCTGTGTTTTTAAACGGGTATAAGAATAACTTGGGGTCGCTCCACCTCCTGTAGGGGATACCGCATCATCAAATGGGATATGTTCCAGGATCCAGTTGGATTTCTGGAACTCATCAATCACGCCCATCTGCAGATCATCCTGCACATTCTTTTTTGCTTCTTCAAGTGTAATAGCCATTATTTACTCCTTTCCTTCTGAACCCATGTTCAGTTTTGCTGCAATTGCCTCTTTCATACTCATATGGCTTTCGCCACCAGATCCGCCAGCATCTTTTGGACTTAACCGGAAAAATCCTTTCTTTCCGCCATTATCCTCTGCTTTAAAAAGAAATGGCTTACTTTCTTTTAATGCCTTGACCTGCTCATCCAGCCCTGTTATCTTTCCGTCATCTCCAAGAATCAGCTTATTCCGGTCTACAAGTCCGGCCACCAGGTCACTGTCCTGGGCTGATGCTGAAACGGCCGTACGGATCGCATAAGTCATTTTCAGATCATTCATTTCCTTCTGGTTATCCAGATCCTTCTGTTTGTTCTGAGCCTGAAGATCTGCAATCTGCTGTTTCAATGCTGCATTGTCCCCCGCTGACGCTTTTAATTCTTCTAACTGCGTCTCACGCTCCTGGACAGAAGTTTCCAGCTGCTTACGTTTCTGCTCCGTAGCATCAAACGTTTCCTTAGCAACATAGTTCTCTAATTCCTTTTTCGATTCCTCTGCCGCTTTCTTTGCCAGGCTTTTTTCAATGCCAAGCGCTTCAAACTGCTCCTGTGTCATGTCATTTGCTCTCCTTTCTGGTAGTTTTACGTCATTCCGGACCATTTTAGGGCATAAAAATAACACCCAGGACTTACCTGCGTGCTTACTGCTCAATCTTATTACATTTGGTACAACGTCTTACATAACCGCCATACGGACCGGAAACCCGGCTCCAATGCTTGCGGTAGTGGTGGCAGCATTCTTTCTTTTTGAAGAACATCTGCCTGATCCACGATATAAGCCCCATA